TTAGTTTTTCCAGCGGCCCGAGCGAGATGTCGAAAAGCGCTTCGACCATTTCGTGTTGTTCCTCGGGCAAAAATTCTTTGGCCATGTTGGCCAGCTCGCGCGCCTTGCCGGGCAGCACGTGCCGCTTCACGGACGACACCAGCTTGTAGCCCTCGGGCACGAAGTCGTCGGAGAGGATGGTCTTCTGTGTGGCCTGCGCGCGGTATGCCTCGGCCCATGCTTTCAGCACCTGCGCGACCTGCAGTCCCAGGCCGACGTCCTTGGGGTCCATCATTATCGACGGCGTCAGATTTTTCGGGATGTCGATGGGCCGATACTTGCGCCCGACATTCAGTGCCAGCTCCGCGACCTTGGGGCAGCGCCCCAGGTTGCCGCAGAAAGAACACGCCGAGACGCTTGGGCGTGCCGTCAAAAAGTCTCCCGCCCGTTTCGCCTCAATGGCGCGATGCACAACCGTTTTGACGCGCAGAAGAAGCGCGCCCGGATTGGTCATATCGAATGTGTGTTGGTCCACTTCGTCGCGGTGCGGGAGTAGGAAGGTGACAGTCACGTCCTCGACCGTCGGGTGCGCTTTCTTCATGCCCAGCGCATAAGATAACCCCTGCAAATTGTTGTCGGCGGATTCCACCGCATGCGCGCCGAACTTGTAGTCCACCAGCTCGCCGTGCAGCAGGTCCGCGGTCAGCAGGCCCCAGTCCATGAAGCCGGCGGTCGTGCCGTAGAACGCGGTGGTGAACCCAACGGATTCCAGCCCGGTGTCGGGGTCCACATTCGTGACCTCATGCATCGGTCCGTAAACGATTTCGTCGTCCACGGGCAAGTATGATTCGCGCAGGACCGTGCAGCCCGGGAAACTTTTCGCGAGCCGGTCGCAGAAGTCGCGGCATTGGGCGACCGCGGCAGCCTGAGCATCAGAGAGCCGCGGGTCGTCCAAGCCTTGTTCCGCAGCGTCGTGTTGCATCGTTCCGGCTTCCGCGGCCTCGCTGGTTCCCTGGCGGGTTTCCCAACAGGGGCAAGCCTCGCGCGCTTGGAGCGTGCTCGGGGAATAAGGATGATGGACTCGTGTTGCTGCGTTCGACATATTCTACACTCCAACCAGTGTGAACTTTTCCGAAAATGTCAAGGGGCTCACTCGCCCATGACACGCTTTTTCATTTTGCTGTGGGTGGGCGTCCAGCCGTGCTCGACAGCGTTCAGCAAATGCTTTTGCTTCTCGGCCTTTTCCTTGGTCGTGCACTTCGATTTTGTGCCGTGCGGCGTGGTGACTTTCACGCAGCCGCCTTTTTGCTTTTTGATTTTTACAGGCATGATTAACTCACCTCCCCTCGGTAGTAGTCGGGATGAATTGGAAAATTGTTGAGCCGCGGGTCAGGCAGCGCGTCCGGAAACCAGAAACGGACCCCCTGTTTGCGGAGCTGCTGCCGGCGCCATTTAATGCGGCGCCACTTGGTCCACTTGCGGACCGCCGCCGGCAGACAAACGCCGAACAAAAAACAGACTTGGTAGTCCGCCGTTTCCCAGGCGGGATTAATATTCCAGCCGGACGATTTCAATGGAGCCGTCATAAATAAACGACGACACTTCCGCGACGCAGCCCGTCTGCGGCTCGATGAAAAAGATTTCCCCGTCGTTGCGCACCACGAAGTTCAGCACGTGATACCCGGTCAGCCAGTCGTGTGTCGGGAACAGCGGCCAGTAGTCCCCGTCCAAGCGGACGTATGCCTTGCCAACGAGCACCCCGGGCGCGTTGCCATGCCAGCGCCGCACGCTCCACACCGAGGCGAGGTATTTGAATTCGGTGGCCTTGTCGTCGCAGTCGAAGGTGTCCGCTATCCAGGGAATCATTTCCCGGCGCGCTTTGAAAAATGCCATCAGGTCGTCGAGGGCGTCCTGGGTCGGGGCGGTGTAATACTCGTCCTCGGGGCCTTCCTTGACCGTCTCGGGGACGTCGTAGTGCAGGCGCAGCGCTATCAGGTCGACCGTCTCGAGCCAGCTCAGGACGGCCGAGGATTTGGGAGGGGTTATCGGCTCGTCGTCGGCCCACAGGACCGTTGCCGCCAGCAGAAGGGAGAGAAGTATTTTCACGTTCTTCCATAAGAGGTGGCGGCTGAATTCGGATTGTCAAGACTTCTTTTTGCGCAGCTTACGCAGGCGGTCATAGACGCCGCCCTGGTGCATTGAGGAAAGCACGCGAAGGTGCAGCCCAAACCAGTCGGCGCCATGTGTAAAATAGCGCAGGTGCGCGAGCTCATGCGCCATCACGTCGATTAGCTGATACGCATGCAGCCGGCCCTTGCCGTTTCGCAGCGCGATACGGATGCGCCCGTCGTTCGAGCAGTCCCCGTAAAAGTCCTTGTCCGGGGCCAACAGCTTGACGCGCCGGAGCGGGAGGTCCCAGCGCCGAGCGTAGCGTATCAGAGTTTTCTCCACGTAGCGCCAAAGCCGCGTGTCGTCGCTCACCACGTTATCGGCTTTTTTACACATCGCAGGAATTTGTGGTTGTGGTCGTAAACGTTGCCGGTGTCCACGTCGTAATAGCCGGCGGGCGGCGCCACGCCGGCGTTCCGGTCCTCGGGGTCCCACTTGGGCCAGAGCTTTTCCAGGAGCCACTCGGACGGGAAAAGGATGGCGAGGAATTCCTTGGCGTTGGGCCGCTTTTTATATAGCTGATAGAACAGTCTAAGCCGCCCCCAGGGCGTCCGCGGTCGGATGCGCGACGCGGGCGCCGGGATGCGCTCGCGGTCGATACCGGCGCGGTTCGCCTCGGCGAGTATCTCGGCCAGCTGGTCCGCGGGCGACTTGTGCGCGCTACCGACGCGGGTCATGCTGTTGTAATACCCGCGCTCGCGCTCACGGTCGCGTTGCGCGCGGGACTTGAACTTATTTCGCAGCCACTTGAACATCGTTTTTCTCCGTGAGTTGTTTGATGAGCTCGGGCACTTTGCCGCTCTTGTTGCGGTCGTCGATGAGCGTGCCGACGGCAGCGGCGTCCAGCTTGATTGCCATGCACGCCATCACATGGGCCTCGTGCGGCAGTCCGGATTCTTCGTCCGTGTCCTGGCCGTCTAGCAGCGCAAAAATGTGACGCAGGGCGGCCTCGTCGTAGACGGTCGCGCGGATTTTCGCCGCGCGCCAATTAAACTCCCCGTATTTCTTGGCGCCCAAACTCATTGCTCGGGAGAGATACAACAGCGCGATGGTGGGCAACAGCCGCAGCGGCGGTTTCTTCGTGCCGGCGATGTCCTTGGGGTTCGATGACGGCACGGGCTTCGTGTCGTTGGGAATTTGAACAAACGTGGTCGCGGAAAAAGGAGCGAGCCGCTTGGCACAGCGCCAGTCGAACACAGATTTCTCCGCAGTGGCGCCCTTGGACTTCTCGTAGCCGGGCAGCGCGACGTAGCCGGCGCAGCCCATGATGGCTTTCAAGTCCCGGCGCACCACGTCCTCGGCATTCATGCCCTCGGGGTATTTCGTGAAGTCGTGGTCTTTGGGCAGCGACTCGATTTTGAAACCGTCCTGGCGGTCCAGCTCCGCGGGGTTCACCGCCTCATAGCCGGCGTTGCGCAGCCGTTCGGCCATCTCGTAAAAGGCCGGGAAGTTGTATTGGTCAATGCCTCGCATTGGGCCGAGGACATAGATACGCGAGGGGACGACCTTCGGGGGAAGCTCCAGCGAGTCTTTCCCAGGTTCGGAACCACTCGGTGTCGGCCCAGTCGTTGTGGGCGGCGCGCCGCAGAATTCCGCCATAACGTGGCGGGCCTTGGCTTGGGCGATGGTTTCCTGTAGCTCCAGGAATGTTTGCGGAAGTTTTTGGTTGGTGTTCATTAGCATGTTGGTCCGGTGATGTCATTGTCGGAATTTGGCTGGTGCACATGGGGGCGTTCGAGCGGGTCCACCTCACGGTAGCGAGCGACGCATTGCGCCGCAGCGAGCAGCCGCTCAAGCTGGTTGAGTAACAGCTGGTCGGAAACGATTTTTCGCACCTCGGCATAAAAGTCTGGATTCATGGAAAAAAATTTCAGCTGGAAACGATTCCAATTTACGCTTTGAATTTTCGTTGGAGCCGCAAGGGCCGGGCGTCCCGTCGGGCGGGGGTTTTGGTGCGTTTCGCGATAACCCCTTGAATGAGAACGAGTTGGCGCCGCCACACGCGGGCGTCCGGGCTGACCATCCGGTCGACTACGGACCCCACCCCGCCGTGTTCCGAAATGAGACGCGCACAATTTGCCAGGAGGCGGGTGAGGCGACTTTCTTGCCGGTTCAAGTAGGCGGTGGACCGCCCCTCGAGCCGGGCGAGGAAAGATGTCTCGGTGAAGTGCGACGGCAGCAACAGGGCCGGCGGTCGTTTGGTTGCGCGGCGTTCGGTGGCCCGGCGTTGCTGGCGCGTAATGGCCCCCAGGCGCCCCAGGCGCGCTTGGGTTCGTTCTTCGGTATTCATGCGTTTGGTTCGTTCTGGCTTGTCTCCGTGGCAGCGGCGCTCGTGGCGCCCTTGCCTAGTTCGTTGGCTATCGCCACGGCGTTAGCGCACACCTCGCACAGCGCGAGGCGGCACCCCGTGGCGTCGTCCACAATCGTCAGCTGGCGGACCTGCACGCACTTGTGGCCGATGTCCCAGTCCAGGCAGTTGTTGTCCCCGGCCTCGGTGTGGAACGCGCAAAGGCTATTCGCACAGAATTTCATTCGATTCTCAGTTTCAGCTCGCGGGCGGTGGACCCGAGCAGCGTGGTGATGGATTGCGCGAGGTTCGATGCCAGGGCACCGCCCAGGATGAAGCCGCCCGTCAGGTTGACCGGCGTGCCGCGGAGGCGGTCGCGCAAGGTGATGTGCACGCGGTCCTGCGCCCGGCTGAACCGCAGCACGATGGTGCACGCGGCCCCGTGGAAGAACACTTGCCCGACGTCGAGCACCAAGCTTTTTTCGTCCCCGTTCTGCGGGAACAGCTGGCGGACGGTCTGCCCGTTCGTCAGGCGAATGAGCGCGCGGCTGCGCTTCTCGATTTTGCTGCCCACACGCCGCACGGTCTGCGCGTCCGGGTGCAGTTTCTTGACCTCGCGGAGCAGGTCATTATAAACCTCCTTGGCGGCGGCGCCGACCGCGTTGCAGGGGACCTCGACGGTGCACGGCGCGCCATCGACCAAAAACTCTCCGACCATTACGTTGTTGCTCATCACTCTTACCAGTGTGGACTTTTCAAAAAATGTCAAGGGCGCGTGTATATCTTCAGCTTGTCCTCGCGACGGTCCACGACGAGCAGCGCGCCGCTGTAAAAGCGCGCGAGGCAGCCGGCGATGTGCAGCCGCGGGCCGATGGGGATGTCAGGGTTCGAGGGTTCGGGGAAATTCATTTCCGCGAAGCGCGCGTCCAGCGCTTTTTCTAATTCACTTTTTTTCATGAATAAAGGGTTTGACCAGCGTGATAAAAAAATGCGTCCCGTCTGCCCGGTCGTCGTCGCGTCTTTCTCCACAATACGTGCAGCCGAAATACACCGCAACAAACCCGTGCTGATTCGCCCACTTTTCCAATTCTGCTTTTTGTTTTTTGGTCATAAATTATTCCTTCGTGGCCGCTGCCGCTTTCAGCTCGGCGATGAACGCCGAACCCAGCTGGCGGTGATACTTGCAAAGGATTCTCCAGCCGAGCGCGGCCTGCTTCTGCGTGATGCTCGTGCGGTGCGCGAGCGCGTGCCCGATTTGAACGTCGACCGCGGAAAACCCGACGTCGTCGAGCTTGCACGCGCCGTCGCACACGCCGGCCAGCATCTTCATGCCCTGGTGCACCAGCTCCACACAGCGGTCGCTCACTAGCTTCGCCTCCGCAGCAACGCGCTCGACCGTGAGGCGGACCTTGGTGACGGGCTCGACCTCTTCCACTTCGGCCTCGGACCAGTCCGTGATTTTGTCCAGGCAGGCGTCGATGACGTTCAGTTTTTCCACGATGGTGCGGGACATGTGCGCGTCAAGCGAGCCCTCCAAAACCAAGTAGCTGCACAGCACGCTGTCCTTTTGGCCGATGCGGTGCGCGCGGTCTTCCATTTGCGCATGCTTGCCCGGGACCCACTGCAGCTCGACAAAAATTACATGCGTGCCGGCGGTCAGCGTCAGCCCCTCGGCAGCCGCGAGGTTACCCACAAAAATATTGCACTCGCTGTCGGTCTGGAAGCGGTCCACTTGTTCCATGCGCTTCGCCGCGGGCGTGTTGCCTGTGATGACCGCCGCTTGCGGGAACTTCGCCACGATGTCGGCGACAATGTCCAGGTGATGCGCGAACACAAGCACCTTGCCCGATTCCATCGCGTCCTCGATGAACGCCAGACACTGCGGCAGCTTGGCGGCGGCGACCTTGTGCCGGAGCTCGGCCATGTCCTCGAACGCAGCGCCCTGCCCACGGCGCAACGCGTGCACCGCGTCCGCGTATTCTTCGCGGCTCTCGCCGGCGCGTGCGAGCTCAACGCGGGCGCGCAGCTCGGTCAGCACCGCTTCGCGCTCCTCGACCATATGCGCTTCCAGCTCGAGCAGCTCCTTGCAGCCGGCGGCGTCTAGCTCGATGACCTGACGTTGTTTCGGCGGCAGCTCCTTGAGCACGTCCTTTTTCAGGCGGCGGACCATGATGGAGGACCGCAGCTTATGCTGCAGCTCGGCCTCGTTCGAGTGACCCGAAAAGTCCCAGCCGAACCCGTTCTGCTTGGCGGCGCAATAGCGGCGCGCGTATTGAAAAAAGCTCGCCTTGGGCCACGCAACGGGGTCCAGGTCGTTCAGGACCGGCCAGAGCTCGATGGGGCGGTTTTCGATGGGCGTGCCGGTGAGCGCGACCTTGCGGGCGGCGCGAATGGCGAGCGTGGACTTCGTGCGGCGCGCCTTGGGGTTCTTGATGTATTGGCTCTCGTCGCAAATGCGGAGGTCCCAGTTCCGGTCAGCAAACGCCGGCAGGAACTTGTGCGCGATATCGTAATTGACGATGACGATGTCTGCCCGGGAAAAGGGCTTGTTGGCATACTGCACCTCGACCGACATCGGGCGCGTTAGCCACCGCTTCAGCTCGCGTGACCAGTTAATTTTGAGCGTGTTTGGGCAGACGATGACGACGGACTTGATGTCGGGCGTGGCGTTTATCAGACCGATGGCCTGAATAGTTTTGCCCAAACCCATCTCATCCCCGATAAGCACGCCGCGCTTGGCGCTCCAGCAGTCCAGCCCGAACGCCACGCCGGCCTTTTGGTAAGGCAGGTAGTTCAGCCCGGCGGGACGGGGGAATTCGACGTTCGCATCGGTCGCGCGGGACGCCTCGGCCACCACGGACCGGCGCGCCTGCTCGGCCTTGGCGGCGACGGGGTCCAGCGATGCCCACCAGTTAACAATCCACGCGCCATTCGGCTGCCGCTTGGGGGAGATGCCCGCCGCCTGAAGGGCGGGCTTGTTCTGCTTCCAACAGTCCCAGAAGGAGGCGGGGACGGTCAGCGCGACCCGCAGGTTGCGCTCGGACCCGTCCTGGAGCCGCACGCGACGCGGCGCGCCCCAGGGGAGGATTTTTTCAATCTGGACTTCGGTTTCGTTCATGGCGTCAATGTCGGTCAGGTTGGTGCCGATGTCAAAGCAATTCGCGGTGCGCCGCGGCCTTGGCAAAGACCTCGATGTGTCCCAGTCGGGATTCAAAGGTCACCTGTATGTCGCCGTCCACAAAATACACCCGGTGACGCCGGGACATGGCGGACCAGACCGGAAACGTATAGCGGGGGTCGGCCACGCCGTTAAAAACCAAGTGGCGGTCAGCGTTGCAATCAACAGAGTTTATTTTCATGGCTCAATATCGCGCAGGTCGCGCGCCTTGTCAAATTTAAAAAGTTGAGCGGGGTGGGGTTGTGAACCCACTGGCACCCAGTAGCTACCCGGGCGTCCTTACAGAATTTGCTGACCGTCGTCGGCCTCTCCGCTCGTAAAATTTGGTGACGGCCCGGGGACTCGAACCCCGGCGCGTGCAGCAGGCGTATCAAGAGTGTTGACGCTCTCTCCAATCCTGGTCAACCTGCACACGGAAACCAACGCCATCAGCTGAGGCGGGTCACCCTCCACCGGGGGTTCCGCGGGTCGCGTTTGCAACCGCCTGCCGCTTCCACCCCAATAATCGGACTTTCCGATGGCTCTCGCCCGTCCGGGGTGACGCGCCTCAACCGACAAAAATCACTGTCGGTGGCGTGCGCTCCCGCACATTGTTTGGGCACCCCCAAACCACCGACATAGTAAAGTGCCACACGTCCATCAAACCGTCAAGCGGGTTTCGCAACGTATTTTTTTCTGTCCAGCGTCCTCAACTGACATCGACTGAAGAAGGCGAACCGACCGTCGTCCGCGACCACTGCCGCGGGGGCGAACCCTTTCCTACGACCGTTTCGCCTGCTTCAATCGACACCCATAAAGTGCCACACGTCCATCAAACCGTCAAGCGGGTTTCGCAACGTATTGTTTTACGGGATATAACACCAGCTTAAACCGAAACTTAGATATCCGTGGAACCCGAACCAACTCGGCCCCTGCCGGGACATTTCCCCGCCGCCCATATTTTTTGCCCGTGCGTGCGTCGGCATAGTCGTGCCGCGGAGTTTTGCGCCCCTCATCGGTGCGGCCATCGGCCACCCAGTTCGCAGCGCGATAGATGGTCCCGGCGTGCCCGGCGCTGGGGTCCGCGTAGGATACAAGGAACTGCACTTCGGGATGGTTGCGGCGAATGTATTTCACGCTGCCGGAAATGGCCCATGTTTCGGCATTGGCGGGCACCTCGTCAAGCAGGTAAAGTCTGGCTAGCTCCCAAGTTTTTCCCCCATACCGCACATCCGACTGTTTGGGCGGTGCCGAGTATAGCACCATCCCAACCAGCTTACCAAAAGAAAAAATGCCGAGGGATAGCAGGACAATGGCGGGGCGTTTTTTGAGATAATGGACAGCGACGAATGGAGCGACCGCGCGCAGAGATACCGGCCGCAATTCCGAATTTTTACGCCATTCGGAGTCAAAGACAGGTCCAAAGGGTTTCATGGTCAAGCGGGTTTCGCAACGTATTTTTTTCTGTCCAGCGTGCGGTGGTTGTCGTCCGCCCGATTCAGCCAGACCGTTTTCACCCGGCAGTCCGGGAGGGACACCGCCAAGACAAGGTCCCAGCCCGGGCGGGAGGGCAGCGCCTGCCTCACCAGAACCCCGCTGGCGCGTCGGAACCACGTCTCGACGTGGACGATGGTCCAGGCGTCCAGGGCCAGGGAAACGGGCAGCTCGTGCGAGCGCAGCCCGTCCTGGAAGGCGGCTTCTGCCGCGTGCCGGGTGTAAACCAGCCGGGAAAAATTCACGGCTCGGACTTCTGCCACCAAAGGGGCGGGCAGGTAGATGTCGCGGTGGAAGTCTAGTCGCACGGCAGGTCCTTCCACACCCAGAGCGGGTGTCCGCCGTTCTCGTCCGGCAGCGCGATGTTGATGCGCTCCTGGATTTTCGCGGTAACGTTGTTGCACTCGATTGCCGCCGAACAATATTCGTCGAGGTCGTCGGACTGAAACCGCAATGCACGGCGCGCGGCTTCCTCAGAGGCGTGCTGCGAGGCGACGACGGTGAAAACGATTCGGAATTGCTTTTTCATGGGATTACGTTCCGTAAGTGCCCCAGTCCGGCATGGCCGGCGAGATGCTAGCTATCGTGGCATCAAGCACATGCGCGTCGATGGGCGTGTGCTCGTAGGCGCGCACCACATACGCGTCGGGCTCCTCGCGATAGAATTTTTCCAAGGCCGCCCGCAGGCTGTCCGCGCTCAGGTCGCGGCGGTTTACCACCACGCCGTCTTTGCGGAATTTCCAAACAATCGAGTAGCTCATGGGAGTCAAATTTTGTTCACTTCCACACTGATGCGGCCCACTTGGTGGGGCGCCAGCGAACGACCGGAAGACGATATCAGCAGCGCATACTTGCGCGCGGACACCTTCACGAAGGGGCCGAGGTCGTCCATGAACGGCATCCCGTCATGGTTGAATTTGAACTTGTCGCCTACGGCGAGGTTTTTGAAGGTCGTTTTCATGGCACAATGTCGCCCAGGTCGGGCGGGTTGTCAAATTAAAGTTTGTCCACCGCCGCTGAAAGGGGGCGGTCCTCGCCGATGTGAGCAGCAATTTTTGCGATTAGCGCCTGTTCCAGCGTGACATCGTAGTAAGTGAACCCGGCGGGGGTTGATACGCAAAAGGTTACGATTGCCTTGTTGTTGCCGATACGATTGGCGCCGACGTGCACCGGATTGACCGAAATGTGTCGATGTTTTTTCATGGGTGTTGGATTCGCAACCGGCCCGGTGGAGCATTCGCAGGAGCGATAAGAACAGCCGCACTGGCGGCAAACGGGGTGGCCTAATGGATAGCTCATAATTATTCGTCGCGTTGGGGGTTCAAGCGGTTAAACTCCGCGGCCTCGGCCAGGGCGGCCTCGTAGTCCCAGGAGATGGTAACCACGCCCGTGCTGCCCATTCGCACCAGCGCCCAGCCCGGGCGCTGTTCGATGACCTCGGCCAATGGACTGATGGCGCCCTCGGTCAGCTCGGACAGCAGGAAAAACAGGTCCCGCGCTTCGTGGGTGAAAGCCTGTTGCTCGCGGCCTCCGGCGATGTGGGTGACGTGAAAGGTCATAACTGAATGTCGCTCAGGTCGGTGCGATTGTCAAACGACGGTCGCAAAATTTTTGTCCTCGCGGAAGTGGCACAAGTAGCTGTCGCTGTTCCAGCTACGGAAGGTGTAAAAACGGCCCTCGAACGACAGCACCTTTTTGTGGATTTTTTTCACGTCGTCCCAGCCGTCCGGGATGCGAATTTGCAGCCAGTGGGAGCCGTCCGCCTGCGTGATGGGCGTGACCGGGATGAACGCTTCGACTTTGGCAAGGTTCTTGCTCATGGGATTAGGCTAAGGTCATGTCGATGGACATCGGGACAAACACGAAGCTATACAGCGCGCGCTTGAACCAGTTGACGCGCACATCGTAGCGCGCATCAAGGAAGTGGGCCAATTTGTCCCAGGCGGTGAATTCGCCGGCAAACTTGCCATCGACCATCAGGAAGGACGTTTCGCGGAGGCCGCAAGGCGCGCTCAGGACAATCCGGGGGTGTTTCACGGGGGTTTTGAAGTTCATTCTCATGTGATAAGGTCGCCCAGGTCGGGCAGGTTGTCAAGCGGTGCGCGGGAGATTTTTCAGGTATTCGTATTGGCTCGGGGGGATGTCTTTGAAGTCGACCACCTCGAGGAGGGTCCAATGGGCCGAACCGTAGACTTTACCATGGCGCCGAGCGCGCGGGGACGCTGCGAAAAGCTCCACGCGCAGAGGCCAGCAGCACGCAAAGCCGGGCTCCCGCTGGGTCAGCTGGCGGATGGCCCGCGCGCGCAGCGCAGGCAGGGTTTTCCCGGACAGCGTGATGATGACGGCGCCCCGGAAGATAACCCGGGCGCGATAGGTGATTTGGTCGGTCATAAAATTAGGAAAGGCGAATCCAGGTGCCGCGAGCAAAAATGTGGTCCGCAAATTCTTGGTCGGTGAGCAGGCCGTCCGGGCAGGGACACGACCAGGACCACCGAGCGCCGGCATCTTCGTAGCGCACCGCGGCCAGCGCCTCCGCGCGCGTCGGGAGGCTGGGGAGGTTTTCCGTAAAAATCGTTGTATCATTCATGTGGGTAAGGTATCACGGGCGCGCCGCTGCGCAAGTCCGTAGTTCTACGGTTTGATTGCCCAGCGTTTCGCGTATTGCTCGAGCAGTCGCTGCGCGTGCCGGCGGGACAGCTTCACCGAGGGGGTGGAAACCAGCCGGGCCAGCCGGTGCATACTCACGCCGTAGGTGTAGCCGTGCCGCAGCATTTTCAGGATGTGCCGGGCGGTCACATCGGCCCCCCGTCCAGGAAAGCCACCGGCGACTGATGTGGCAGGGGGTATGTGCAGGGGCAAAAGTGAACGTCGCCCCAGGCGTCCGCCAGCTCCAGCCCCTCATTCATCTGGTCCGCGTAGATGTCCCGCACAACGGCCTCCTGGCTGATGTATTCGCCCGTGGAATTTTGCTCGCGCGCCAGCCGGGCGCAGTGTGCGCAGCCGGTCGCGTGCACAACGAATTGACCTTTGGACTGGTCGCGGAGGTTCGCTCCAAAAATGGTGAGTTTCATGGCAGCTCAGAGTAGACCGGCGTTCATCAGGTCCGCGTAGGCGCGCTGGTAGCAGCCCTGGAGGCTCCACAGCGTGCCGGTGGCGTGAAGGTGGCGGAACAGCTCAACCGTCTGGTCCAGGTCGAGCTCGCCCGATTCCCAGGCGATGATGCCGCAGACGATGTCGTAAGGTGGGTTTTTCATGGTCGTGGTGAATGAGGTTACAGCGCCGCCGGCACGAAAAAGCTCGAGCCGGACACCATGCGGGTGAGGTGGCTGCCCCAGTCCGCGCGCATCACGGTCGTGATGACCGGCAGCGGGATGGTCTGCCCGTTCCGGTTGAGCGGAGGCAGGGGGAAGTATTGGAGCTTCACCTTATCGGGGGTGACCTCGGTGATGGTGGCGCTGAAGGTGGCGCCGTCGCAGAACCGGCGATAAATCACCGCGGCTCCAATGTCTTTTTGGCTGAATGAGTTTTTCATCATGGTGTAAGGTATCACGGGCCTGCCGGATTGCAAGCCCGAGGAACTACGGTTAGGCATACCAGGAGCAATACGCCTTTTCGCCCGGGGCCACCCAGACGCAGACGCCGTAAGTCGCGGACAGGGCCGGGCGGGTGCCGCAGACGCTGATGCGCCGACGAGTTTCCGGACCGGTGAAGGCATCGCTCACCGGCTGCACGTAGCAGCACATACCGCCCCTGTCGCTGCCCGGAACGGGCTGGCTCGAGATGGGCCGCACGATGGCGTATTTCGCGGTGACGCGGACCACCTGATAGTAGTCCACGTTCGTCTGGTCGTAGCCCCAGGAGTTTCGGAAAATGTCGCCCACCTTTGGGAGGGACACAGCTTTGTCGAGGTCGTTCATAAAGTTAGAAATTAGGCCAATCGGGGGTGAGGTTTTGCACGGGCTGCTGGTCCGCGTAGAGCGCTTGCAGGCGGTCTTTGGCCGCGGTTAGCTCGGCGCTCAGCCGCTCGATTTCCTTGCGCATGGGGGTGGCAACCAGCTCCACCTCGGGGTTCTTGAGCGCGTAATTGCCGTGCGCGGTGGGCGCTTCTTTGCGCCAGACGGTCCAGCGGGCTAATTTGCGCGGGCAAACACACCCATCGGGCTCGCCGCTCGGCTTCAATTCACGCTCCGTCCAAAAAGTGAAGCCGCGCACCAGCGCCGACTTGCAAATCGCGGCCCCGGTCCAGATGTCGATTATGATTTTGCTCATGGGATAAGGTCGGCCATCCGTGGCCGGTTGTCAAGTGGTTAATTTTCTAGCTGAGGTTGGACCAAAACTGAGATGAATACATGGTGATGCCGCACGCTTTCAGGAAGGCCGAGTCTTTGAAGCGGGGGTTTTCGTTAGCGCAGACGCGGGCGATGCTGCCAGCCGTCCTGGCAATCGCCGCGGCGGCGTCGTGGTTGCCGGCGTCCTTGGCCAGCTGATAGTTCTCCGCAATCGCGGCGGCTAGTGCTTCAATATGTTTTATGCTCATGTGGTTGTGGATGTTGAGGTTACTGAGGCAAAGTTTTTGGAGAATCCATATTCTCTAGTCAATATCGTTCCTCGATATCCCCTTAGCCGAAGCCATGAGGCACATTCTCCGTATGTCCACCGTTCAGGAAAGTAGATTGTGGCAAGCATAGGTATCAGCCCCCGCCGTAAACGTGGAACCCGACCGCGGTGGAGTGCACGTCCGGTTCCCGGTCAAATTCGTAGTCGCGACCAGAATAATTGACCGACGCCTTGACCAAGCGGCGCGCGGTTTCCACATCGGGCGCCAGCGCGAACGCGATGCCGTCGGTGTAGTCGGACAGGACATTGTGCCAAACGTAAAGATTCATGGGTGAAAGATACCACGGCGCGCGGTATTCGCAAGTGAAGACCGATACGACCGAGAAGACCGGGGAACTACCTACGACGAAGGGCGAACCATTCCGGACCGCGTCGCACGAAACTGCGCTCGATGGGGTCCCATTGAAAACAATTCGCTTCGCCCTCGGCGCGCGCGTAGAACGGTTGCAACAGCTCGGACGTTTTGCCGTCCAGGTAACCGCAGGGACCCAGGACGAAAAGCACCATGCCGCAGAACGAAGCGGGCTCCACAACGTCGTCGGTGTGGAAAAAACTGGCACCCGCTTGGGACACCCAGCGCGCTAGTGCTTCATCGCTCAGCCCGGGGCACACGAAAACATCAAGCCGCTGCTCGCTTGGTATCGGCAGCATTTTGACGTAGCCCAGGTCGCCCGCGATGTCAGCCATTTGACGTCCAGATGGCGCCCCAACATTTCAGGCGGTAGTTGCGTATGTAATACACGCCCAGGCCGAAGCCGGTCACGATGACGTCGGACTTGTGCGCGGCATATTGCAGACACGTCACCATAACCAGTGCAGCAACAGCGCGCCGAGCAAGATGACGACGATGATTTCTTTCACGTCGTCGGACGTCCAGCGTTTCACTTGGGCACCCCGTTAATACGCTCCGGCTTGACCGGGAAATTGGTGTCCAGTAAAAACGTGCGACGCCACAGCGTGAGATAGAAAGTGCGCGTGACGTAACGCTCGTAGCCATCTCCCCACTCGAAGGGACCCACTTTGGTGAAGCGGAAACCGCGGAAGCTGGTGCGATGCGTGCCGAACTTAAACAGCGGTGGATATTTGTGGGCCATAGATTTTTTTGTAGCCGCGCTTCGTTTTGAAAAACGTCGGGTCCGCACTCAGTGCGACGCGCGGGAACGCCACGCCCTCGAGGTTCTCGTTGTATGCGGTCTTGTCGCTCGTGCGGTCCGCGTCGCCCTTGCCGGCGCCCTTCAGACCGAAGTTGCGGTTGCCGCCGCCACCGTGTTTGATGTTAGGATTCATGTGAGGTCATCCCGGTATTGCCGGCGCTTCTCATGCGCGCGGGCGTCGTCCTGGATGCGTCGAACCAGCTCGGGCGTGAGCCGCTTCGGCAGGTCGTCGTATTCGCCGTGACCACAACACACGCTCTTGTCGTAGCCGTTGACTTCCATCCACTGCTCGGGTGTCATCATAGGCGAAAAAGGCGAGCGATGAAAGCGAAGATGGCCACGCCGATGAACACCGCCAGCGCGATGACGCCGGCCAGCAGCACGGTTCCGAACGTCAGCGTGAGCAGCACGGCGAGCCCGCCCCACAACGGAGCGGTGACCCACCACCAGGACCAGCCGATGACACCGGTGAGTTTCAAGACGAGGAACGCCAGGAAAAGTCCCCAGGTCCACGGCAGGCCGCCCGCGGGCGTTGAAGTTTTTTCACTCATGTCGCAAGCGGGGTTCCGAGCAGCATGTCTGCGCGTTCGGGTTGCAGATTGCCGGCAGCTCGGACATCTTGCCCAGGCTGTTCGGATAATAGTCCGCACTGAAGGGCGTGGTGAAACACCGAGCATCCCACAGCACGGTGACCAGCTGATATTTTGCCACGTGACCGATGACCTTGCCCGTTAGTTCCGGATTGTGCAACGCATACACGTATTCGCCCACGGGAAAACGAGTGAGAGCGGATTGGCAGCCCTTCGCGCGGTCCAGGCATTCGATAAAAGCCAGCGCGACCGCGGCGACCTGCACCAGTTCGGCGCGCAGCTTTTCCTCGCCGCTATCCTCGAGGATTTCCTTGGCGACCTCGCCTTGCTCCTCGCTGAGGATAGCCAGCCACTTGAGATGCGAATGATTTTGCTCGCCCCACTTAACGTCCTGGCGGTCGCGCTCCCAGAGCACATCGCAGATAGCGCGCGCTTGGGTTGCATTTTTCGCGAACGCACCGACTTGATTCAGCTCGCTCATAGGCTCGGGAGGTTTTCGATTTCACTCGGCTCGCCCACCGCGCTGAGCGGTGCGCCTGTGACCGCGTCGACTTCTTCGGCGAGCGGCGCGCCTTCAGTTACCGTCGGGTCCGCAAGAGGCTGTTCAAAAACATCGGCATCGTTCACCGCGGCAGCTTCGGCCTTGGCGCGTGCTTCCATCTCCGCTTGGCGTTGCATCAGCGCGTGGAAATACACGTTGAGCGCGTCCGAGAGCAGCTTGGCGATGTGGCCATCTTTGACGATGGCAAAGACTTCGTTGTTGTGGGTGGCGAGGACCTTTTGCGTCCACGGCTGGTTGAGCGGATGATTGCTCGGGCGAGGACGCTCCGCGATTTTGCAAAACGTGTTATCGGGTGCGGGTGAAAAGGTGAGCTTGGGCGCTGGCTCGGTTGGGCGCTCGTCGGGCACGGGTGCACCTTGCGCGTTGACGGGGACAATTAGATTCTTACTCATGGTCGGTTGTGGTGTTGGTTTGGTCTTCGGTAAAAATTGGGCGCCAATCGGCGTGTTGTTCATCGCCGCGTTTTTGGTAGGCGAGGGGCCGCTTCGCACGGCGCGTTGTTTCGGCTGCGGGGCGCGCTTCGACGCTCCCGGGAGTTTCCCGTTCTGCGCTCCGAACGCGGCGGCTGCGCTCTGCACGTTTTCCTGCTCCTCCGGGCTGGTCAGCGGAGCTAGCTTGGCTCGCAGCCATCGGCGCTCCCTTTCGATTTGGGTGAGGCTATCATTGAAGATGGGTTGAATGGGTCCCGGCGGCGGGGCTTTGATGTCTTCCTGGCGGCTCATAAAGCAGGGGATTCACAAAGATGTTGAGCAAGCTGTTTGAATGCCGCGTTCTGCTTGCGCGTGCCGAGCGCCGCCCAGGTCAGCTGAAACCCGGGCAGCTTGTAAAAAAAGTCGAGCACATCGAGCGCCATGTGCTGGCCGGGCGTGAGCAACAGGCGAGCGCAAACGCCGGGCTCGTCAGCTTGCATCGCGCGAATTTCGGAATAACTCGGATATTTCATGTGTTCACCACGCGAACTGTCCCGACGTGCTGGTATTCATGCGGCCCCGTCGGATTGGTTTTTTTGTTGTAAGTGGAACGAAACAGATGCCACACATTCGTGTGCGTGCCATCGGGCTTTATCGTTTGGTATCGACCACGCGCGTCAGCCCGCGACGCCTGCACGATGGTGCGGTAGCGTTGCGGCGCGTCATCATTGTCCCACGATACTTCAAAAGCAACTTTCATCTTCCACTCTTACCAGTGTGACCTTTTAGAAAAATGTCAATAGGCTTAGTCCACGCTCGTCATCTTTTTCCAGTGGCTGTTGAAGTCCATGCGGTAGTCTTCGCGGCGCAGGTGTTGCCAGCCCTTGGCGTCCCATTCCGGTTTTTGGCGTTCGATGTCATCGGTCACGAACATCCAATTGAGCAGGTGCGCGTGAATAGGGTCATCTGGATTTAAGTCGGGCACGCCGCCCAGGTCCGTCAGCACCTTCATGCTCTCGGCGTCGTTGTATCGCGCGCGGCCCTGCTGTGACAGGTCCCGCTCGGTTGTCTTGCGCGCCTTGCGGCAGCCCATATACCCGCCGGCCAGCAGGTGGTAGCGAAAAAGGTCAGAGAGCTCGGCCAGCTCCTTCATCGTGATATCATCCGGAATTTGGGTGTTGAGATAGGTGCCGTATTTGGTGCCCAGCCGCAGCGCCCAGCCGCCGGACGCGATGCCCAGGTGCACTTGCTTGCGCTTCCACCAAACGACGCCGGTAACGCGGGTAGGCGTTTGGTCGTCGTTGCGCCCCGTCCATGTCGGCACGCGGGCCTCTGCCATTTGAATTTCGCGGACGGTCCGCACGCGCTTGGGTTTGGGTGCGGGCTCCGGCTGTGGCAATGCGGCGTTGTCGATGGCGGCAAGGTATGAGGCACGCTGTGACGCCACGGTGCGCTCACGTGCATCCCGGCGCATTTCCTCGGCCAGCGATTCCGCTTCCAGCCGGACCGCGCGCGTGGTCGGTAGCCCCTCGTTAGGGTCACCTAAAAGCCAGCGGCGATGCTCGGCCCACTTCATTCGGAGCGTGCCCAGGTTGATTTGTTTGGCGTGGCTGCGCACGCCGGCCCGGCTCGGACGCCGTCGGTGTTTGCGCGTGTCACGTCTAACGGGCTTTCGGTTTGGTTCGCTCATGCTACCCATACCAGTGTGAAGAAATGCCGATTTGTCAAGGGCATGCGCTTACACGTCACAGTCAACCTACCCTCCACCCACACAGGTTTTCTGGCTTTACTTTATCTGTTTTTGATTGAATCTATCTAATAAATATATATAAGTAGAAGAAGGATAGATAGTTATAAAACCTGTGTGGGTGGAGGGTAGGTTGACTGTGACGTGTAAGGAAACAGCGAGGTGCTCGGTCGGACGTCACTCGGACCCCCTCGCATGGCTACTTTTGACCGAGAGCAGAAAATCGTGCATTTTGCACGCCTTGACATTTGGCCCTTTTTGCGCACTTAGGATAGGAATGACAATTTCAACCTTAAGGGAAACGGAGGTTTTTGTGTGAGCGACCCCAAAGACGTCGAAAAGAAACTCTTCGCTGGCGCACCTCATGCTGCGCAGAAGCTAAACTCAGCCGCTAAGAAACTGATACGCAAGCAGAAGCGTGAGCAGTGGTGGACCGCGAACCAGGATACCAAACGCAAGGGAATCTCGTAACCCATGTTGTTGAACAAGAACAAGTTAGACGTGGCGCAAATCCTGCTTACGTTCGTTGCGCTTTGCGGTGATGTGCAGAAGACTGCCGAAGCGTTAAACCTTGAGCCGAAGGTAGTTCAAGCGCTTGCGGATGCCGAGGGCTGGGACCTGAAGATTCAGCGCGTTACGCTCCTGGCCAAGTCTGGCAAGCCGGGCGACTTCGAGCGCGCCCAGAATCGCGCCCTCGCTTTTGTCCAGGGCCACCGCATTAGGTCCTTACTAGACAGCGTGATACGCCGCTTCGAGGGCCTGACGCCGGAAGAGATGTGTGATGCCGTGTCCAGCGTAAGCAAGAACGGGACCAGAATCCTATCGGCCCGCTATTTTACCGACCTCGCCTCCGCAGCCGAGAAGGCCAGCGCCATGTGCTATTCCGCCCTCGGCGATACCGCCGGCGAGCGCGTGCAGCGTGATGACGAGCCCGACCAGATGAACGTGAGCGCGTTGCATGCTGCTGTCATTGCGTCACTTAACTCGGCAGGCAGCCACACCAAGCCGGCGGACCAGATTGTCCGTGAGCTTGCCGAGGCGATTGAGGCGGTCGCGACGACTGAGCGAACCCAAGTCGAGACGCCGCCCGAACCCCCGACCCCAGGAGTTGGGTGAATACACCCAACGCGAGGCGACCCGAAGTGTGCCATTTTGGCACACCTTGCATCCCTCGGCAGCTCAACACCTTGCAACCTGACAAAGTGCCTAGACTCGCAACGCGACCGCTCGGCAGACCTTGCCACTTTGGACCTCGGTCCTCGTGCCTCGTGCCTAGGTTCGAGACACCGAGGTCAAGACACGTGATGACAAGTAGTTACGCCGAATCGTTGGACACTCGCCGCCCAAGCAGGAATCGTGCCGAGGCCAGCCGGGGGGTTCCGGGGGCGGGAGCCTCGCTTGCTGAAGTCCGAGCTAAATTAAAAAAACCTTCGCGCGACCTTGACATCTTAGCGATTTTTCGCACTTATTAGGGGTGACAGAGAACCAAGTTCATTGGGCGAGGTATAAGCATACCGCCAACGCAGCGCGCCGTCGGGTGTATTTTCTTAAGAACCGGGAACAGATGGCGGCGCGCGCGGCAGCGCGTGAAAAGGCCCAGGAAACGGAGGCCCTGGGGCGCATAGTCCGGGCATCCCGGAAACCGACCCAGCCTGAGCGACGTGGGGAGGTGAAGGAAATGGTGGCCGCGGCTAAAAGAACCCCCTGCCGGGACTGCGGCGGTATGTTCCACCCCGATGCGATGGACTTCGACCACCGGGACGCCGACCTAAAAGCTTTCAACATCAGCCGGTCGCATGAATATTCCCAGAGCCGGGTGATGGAAGAAATCGCGAAATGCGACCTCGTCTGCGCAAATTGCCATCGCGTCCGAACGGCTCGCCGCCGGCTCGGGTTGCCCACCACCCCACCCCCGCCCGACTACGAAATATGACCCCACCCGTTCCCCCATACGCCGTCGTCCATCTCATTGACCCCGTCACCGGTCACGAGCACACCGTGACCCAGGCGTTCCTGGACGGTCGAGCACGCACCTTTGTCCGGGCAATACAGGACCACCTGCGGGAGGACCAAACTCCGCGGGTCTGCATCGCCGGCAGCATGGACTACCTTTTTCTGCACGCCTACGCGGTGAACTACCTGAACCCGGCGGCGGCGTATATGGAGGTGACCCCGACTCTGCCCGAGGGCTTCCCGGGCCACTTCACCTACCGCGGGGTGTTGGTCATCCGCGGGCTGGACGAACGCGGTTTTACTTTCGCATGAGCCTCAAACACCGACTCTCTGACCCCGAACTGGCGCAACTCCAAGAGGTGATGCTCGGCGAGCCGCTCCTGCCATCCGAGGTGACCGACCCCGCCGCGCTGGTTTCCCTTTTGGGTCGCGGGCTGGTCCGCCAGGACTGCGGCCACTATTGGCCGGACTGGGACCTCATTGCGAAAAACTCGGTTTGACATGCCGGGGTCCCCGTGCGATATTGCGGGGTGAAAGAAACCACCGAACAGTTCGTGGCTCGCATCAAAGCGCGGACCGCCGAGCTGGAGAAGCTGCCGAAGGGCCGGGCGCGCCAGCAGGCTCGCTATGCTTTTGTCGTCGTCCTAGGCACCCCATCGAATCCCTACCCCAATGACCACCAAACTCCATCCCATTAAACACGACCTGCCGGGCACCCTCTGGTGCGGGCCGGCGGCGCTGTCCATCACGACCGGTGCGGCCACCAGCGTCATCCACCGTCACATCATCGCGAAGACCGGCAAGCGCCGGGTCAAGGGCGTGACGAACCTCGTGCTCGGGCACGTGGCCAACGAGCTCGGGTTCAAGCTCGAGCTAATCTACAACTGGACGGAAGACCACCGCTACGAAACGCAATGGGGAATACCCCGGCGTATTCAGAACCCGGTTCCGACCCTCGCCCGCTTTTTGCGCGAACAACGCAAGAACCTGTCCAGCGCGCCGGTCATCGTCAACGTGACGCGTCATTATGTGGTGGTCCAGGGCCGCACGTTCATCGACAACCAAGTCGGGAAACCCATCCCGGCGAAAAAAGCCCCCGGTCGCCGCCGCCGAGTTTTTCGGGCGTGGCGCGTGGTGCCAATGGAGAAAATATGAAGACGTTGTGCGACTGTCATTGCGGCAGCGTCTGTCCGTTTGGAAAGCTCGGCTCGGAGCCCCGGTGTGAGATGGACCTGATGCCGGAGCCCCTGGTGTGGGGCCAGACTTACGACCAAGTGATGTTCATCGGCGGCCACCGCATCGCCTGCAAAACGGTTACGGCATTTTTTGTTGAGGGAAAACTGACGTGGCTCTTGACGAATCAAAATTCTGTGGCACTGGTATAGGTATGAAGTATGTATTCCAGGTGCAGGTCCAACGCAGCTCCGGGCTGTGGGGCGGTAGCGACTACGTGCGAGGCAGTTTTCCTTCACTCGCTGCGGCCAAGCGCGCGGTCCAGACGAAGGGGTCCCCGCATGCGTCGTGCTATCGCATCATCAAGGTCCCGACGGAGTTTGTTGTGGCGTGGAAAGGCCGGACCCGTTTTGAACTCCCGAAAAATACCGTGTTGACGGAGAGCTAGACCCGCGCTATCTTACCACATGAAAAAATCACTTATCATTTCCGCAATCATCAGCTTCGCGTGCTCCGCGTCGTGGTTCTTTATCCCCGGGCCGGCGGAACGCGCACAGCGTGCCGCACAAGCGGCGCCCTACGAGCCGGTCGTTGTGGGGAAGCCCCTCGTATTTGAGCCCGGCGACCACGTCACCATATCCGCCAACTACGAGCGCCGTGCCGACGGGGTCGTCCTCGAGGTGTTCGGGTCTGACGCGCGCGTGCTGTTCGTCTCGTGTTACGGCGAAGTGACGGACATCCTTTTGCCAACAACCCTTTTGAAAAAACAATGAAAACATTACAACACGCACAGTGTATCCACGACGAGACGTTGACGGCGCGGAAAAACCTTTTGGCGGCTTTCAAGTGCGACGTGGCGCACGACATCGACCTCGCCAAGTTGAACGGGCGTTTTTTGACGAGGTTTACGGTGCACCTGAATTATTCGATGCACGTCGACGCCATGGTGACCCAACTGAAGCACTTGGGTTACGCCGTCACGGTGTCCGGGGATACCTTGATGATATCCTGGCGCGAACCCCGATACTAATCCCAATCTATGTTCGACCTCCACACCATCAAATCCATCAACACGTGGGCCGCGGACTGTATTCAAAAGAAAAAGCGCGATGCCCTTGCCACCAAACGCGCCGCGGCCCGAGCGGCGAAGAAACGCGCGGCCAAGGCCGCCGCGGTGACCGCGTATCTCAACGACAACAAACAATGAGCGTGGACGACTTAATCATCGAGCTGCAGGAGTGGCAGCTCGCCGGCAAAGGGAGCCTGCCGGTCGTCCTGCCGGTCGTCACTTCAGACGGGACAGACAACATCGTAGTTCGTCACGTCGAGCTCCAGCGGTCGTATTTCAAACACTTCCGGGACGGAAGCTACGAGGACCGCGGTCCTTGTCTGGTGCTCGCCCCGGGGTATTTACCTCCCTTAACCAGAACCAAGCAATGAAGACCAAGAAAAACCGAAAGAAAGTAACGAAGCAGACCGAGGTGCCGCCCACCTACGACCAGGACCCCGAAACGCCGGGATACTTGACGCACTGGAAGACCCGCGAGGGCGAGGTGCTGGCCATCCGCGAAATGCAGTTCGACCACCTGCTCAACGCGCGCGCGTTGTTGCGCCGCAAAATCGCGAAGTTCTCCGAAATCGAGGAAGCGCTGTCGCGCGAAGTGCACCGCCGGTCCAAGGGCGAGTATCGCAAGTTCGTCGGCAAAGTCCCGCCGGAGTTTTTCACCCTGCTCGGCAAGGCGCTCGTTGATAAAGCGGAGGGGGCCGGCGACCAGTGGGACGACTGGGATAACTACGGGAGCAACAGCCAATGACAACTATTGACCAATACGACCTCGGGCATGCCCTGATGACCAAGCGACGCCGGCAGCGGCATCATGTGGACTCGCGAAAAATCGTGAACATCCTCCGGGCGGAATCGGGGGTGATAATCTCCCAGGCGGATGCGGAGGAAATCTGGCAGTGGCATTCGGACCGGGCATGCGCTCAGTGGATGTCCCTGGGTCACCTGACGAACATGGAGATACTCGAGGTGGTCGGGGACTTCATCCGGCATTACTCCAACGACCAATGAGTCTGCCTCCCGAAAAATCCAGCGCGCTGATGTTCTGGGGCGGCGACTACCACTATGCGTCGAACGACCTGCGGGAATCGCTCCGTCTGTTCACCGACAAAATGACCGGGCACGTCCAGCGGGAGTTTCGCTATCGCGCGTTCGCCGCCCACGTTCTCAAACAGCTCGAGGGGCTGAAGAACGTGGTGCCACCGCCGACGGGCGAGCTGCTTGACAAAGCGGTCGAAGCGTGGAAGGTTGAGCTAGAAGAAATCGGAAAACTATGAAGGTTATCGAACTAATCAAGTTGTTGGAAGAGGCGCGGGTCGAAAGCGGTGACGACCTTATCGTGTTGGTCCCGCGGAATGACCTCGCCCGGCCCGGATGGGAGCCCGCATCAGGCGTGTCAGTTTGCACGCGGTATTTTTTCCATGAGGACGACGGCGGGAGCTATCCCGACAAATCAGTTACTTTGTTATGATGAAGACACTGAACCTCGACGAATTAATCGAGCGACTCGTGGCGATGCAAAAGCTCGGCGCCGGAAAACAGGAGGTCATCGTCTGGCACGACGGGTCGGTGGGCTGTGACGGCATTCGTCACGTGGAATCGTCGTTGGTGGGCGTTGAAGACGCGGCGCCATCTATCATCCTCACATGAGAGTTTTCGCTTACCTCCGGGTGTCCACGCAAGAGCAGGTGGACAAGAACGGGCTCGAGCGCCAGTGGGACGCGATACAGTCGCTGCTCGCGTCGAAGCTGGACTGGACCATCGCACGGAAGTTTTCCGAGCACCAGTCCGGCGGCGTGACCTTCGAGAACCGCGGCATGCTGCTGGAGATGCTCGAGCTCGCGCAGACATACGACGTCGAGGCGATAGTCGTCGAGCGCGCGGACCGCATCGCGCGTGACCTGATGGCGCAGGAAATCTTTTTCGTGAAGTGCGGTGAACGGAACATCAAGGTGTTCGCCGCGGATACGGGCCAGGAGCTCACGTGCAAAGACGGCGACCCCACGCGCGTGCTGTTGCGGCAACTGCTCGGCGCGCTCGCGCAGTGGGAAAAAGCTGTCATTGTTAAGAAGCTGCAAGACGGTCGGCGGCGCACCGCGGCAAAGACTGGGATGCCCTGCGGCGGGCCGAAGGGTTACGGCACCCGCGGAGACGCCTCGGAGCAGGCGGACGAGCGGCGGGTCCTCAACTACATCCGGGAGCGCCGGCGGGGGGCGAACTGGACTTACAAGGAAATCGCGGACGAATTGAACCGGCGGCGGGAGCGGGCGCCGGGCGGCAAATTTTACTGGCATACCAGCACCGTTATGCACCTTGACAAAAAGCAAATTCCGGACACTTCTTCGGGGACATGGCGACCACATTAAAGTTGGAATGGCCCGCGAATCCCGCGGGGGAACAGGTTACGAACTACAAGGTCTACGAAAGCGTTAACGGGGGTCCGTTCAATTTCAAGGCCAACACGTCCGTGCCCGAACTGACAATTCTCAACCCGCCTCCAGCGGTTCACAGCTGGAAGGTGCGAGCGGAGAACTTTGTCGGCCTGGGTCCGGAAAGTCCGGTCATTCTGGGGCCTACGCTCCCGACTGAGCCGGCGCAGGGAACCGTCACCGTCACGGTGACTTAAACACATGAATAATGTCGGAAACGCAGTTACCCTACCTGCACGCGATGGCGTTATCGCCCGCGTTCGTCTAGTCCCAGGACACCGACTCAATTTCGACAGCACAGAACGTTTTGGCCGAGCACCCACGGGTCCGGCAAGGGGCGTTTCCAGTTTCTGGACTGTCGGCGGGACAATGGTGACACGGCGGTCCGCAAGGCACCCGCATCCCGTCACCCGTATAGTCGGCGAGAACGGCTTACCAAAACGCGCCCCTTACTTTTATGGGAGAGTGGCGGAATAATACGCACCGGGTAGCCCCCGGTCCACGAGTGTGTGCGCGCGCAAATTCTCGTGCTAGCTGTGTCCGGATGAAAGAGCCGGGCCTCATCCCACCAATTTATGGCCCTAGCCGAATCTCACCCCGTTAAGGGGCTGCTCCGGGAAACCGCAAAACTTATACATGCGGGTGAGATTTTCGACGCGGCGCGGCTTGTGCGCGCTTGGGTGGCACAGTCCACGCCGTCGGTCGCCAAGCAATCCGTCGATACCAAGTCCAAAGCGTATGAGCTGCTCAACATTCTTCTGCACTGGGCTCTTAACAATGGCGCTATGGAGGAAGCCGCGCAGCTCCTCTGGACCAGCAACCAGTTCGACCCGCGCCCCCGGCACACCAAGGCTGTATGGTCGTCTGTTGACGAGCACGACTTTGGGTTACTCATGGGAGCCGGAAAGCAATCAAAATCTTTTAGCATGGCCATTCGGTTTTTTCTGGAATGGCTCCGCGACCCCGAATATACTTCGGTGCGCGTTCTTGGCCCGTCCGAGGACCATCTCGAGGCCAACCTTTTTTCACACCTCGTTACCTTGCATCGGGAGGCTGCAATACCTTTGCCAGGAGAGGTAGCAAAATTATTCATCGGGCTGGACATGCGCAAAAAGCGCGGCTCGATTTCTGGCGTGGTGATTCCGCAGGGCAAGAAAGCCGCGGGCCGATTGCAGGGTGTCGCGCGTTTCCGACGAAAGGTTCCGCATCCGGAATTCGGCGAGACGTCCCGGCTGTTCGTTTTCGTCGACGAAATTTCAAACCTCCCAAAGGGATTATGGCACGACATCGACAACCTGCTCTCAAACGCCAGCAAACGCGGCGGGCTCAAGGTTTACGGGGCGTTCAACCCCGACGACCGGAACAACGACGTGGGCGTCCGCACCGAGCCGCCCTTTGGATGGGCGAGCTTCGACCCGGATGTGCACTACGAATGGATGTCGACCCGCGGCTGGTGGATTACGCGGCTGGACGCCATGCGGTCGGAAAACATTGTTGAGAAGCGGGAGATATTCCCGGGCATGCAGACCTACGAGGGCATGCAGCAAATTATCGCCAATGCCGGCGGCCTGGACTCGCCCGGCTACTGGACGATGGTGCGCGCGTGCTTCCCGCCCATCGGCGTGGCGCTGGCGGTCATCCCGCAGGGTCTGACGGTCAACCTGAAGTGCGATGTGATTTGGTATGATACCCCAGAGCCCTGCGCCGGCGCAGACTTGGCCCTGGAAGGCGGCGACGCCTGCCGCTTCTGTGTGGGTAAGTTCGGACGCGCGAGCGGCGTAAAGCTCGGCCCAAGCCTCACGCACCCCGAGGGCGAAACGATTTGGTTCACGGACCGCAACGGGCACAAGGCCCCCAAGCAGCTTTTGCTCGGCGAGAAAATTTTCCCCATGGCCAACGGCGACACGTTCGCGGTCGGCGACGAAATCGTTCGGCTCTGTCGCGCGCTGAAAATCAAGCCGGAGCACCTCGCGCTGGACCGGACCGGCAACGGCCAGGGTGTGTATGATTACCTGCGCTCGCGTTGGTCCCCCGGCATCATCGGGGTGAACTTTTACGAGGGCGCGTCCGAGCAGCGGGTGTTTCTCGAGGACGAAGACTCGGCCAAGGAGCTTTACGACCGCGTCAACTCCGAGTTGTGGTTCGCGCTGCGCCGCTGGCTGGAATTCAAATACATGTTTCTCGCGTTCAGCATGGACACCAGCGAGCTTTTTCCCGAGCTCACCGACCGGCTGTTCCGGATGATTGGAAAAAAGTCCCACGTTGAGTCGAAGAAGGAATACAAGTCGCGCCACGGCGGCAAGTCGCCGGACTCCGCGGACGCGTTCACGCTTTTGCTGCACGCCGCTCGCCGTGGGTTCGGGTTCACCCCGAGCATGGCCGGCGACACGAACGTGGAACCCATCGAAACGCAGTCCGAGTGGGACCCGCACGAAAAATACATCGGCTGCGACCGGATGAACCGGTTTGAGGACCTGGACACCGCCTCGGATGATTTGGAACTATGAAATTTAACAGCGCACTGTATCCCCCCTCGGGTTGGCAATTCATTGATACTCAAGGGGTTACGCATATAGGCAAATCCCTGGCTCAACTCATCTCGAGAGTGGTCAACTACCGGGTCATCAACGGGTTAGCGGTCGGGGACCCAGCGGTGGAAGTCAACGCGCAGCTCTGTAAGAACTACCCGGGATACTGTAAAAGCGCATATAACCCCCTGCGCCCGAAACGGTTACCGCCTCAAAACAAAGGCTGCACCTCATGCGGAAAGAAGCGAAAACGGCGCTGAAAGCCCTTAAGCGCGTGGTGGTTGCGGCGGCTACCGGTTCCACCGTGTTCATAGGCGAAAAACTAACGGCCCAGCGGATTAGTATTTGCCACGGCTGCCCGTCCTACCTGCCGATGACCAAGCAGTGCGGGGAGTGCTGGTGTTTCATTCATGCCAAGGCGCGCCTTGCGACCGAGAAATGCCCGCTGCAGAAATGGCCATTGACAAACGTCTGAAAATCTGCACTTAAAAGAAGATGCCACTATCGCCATCACAGCCGGAGCCCAGTTACGCCGGGGCGCCTCCAGGAGATTTCAAGGGCGCCGTCTCGCCGCCCGACCTGAGCAAGAGCCTGAAGCCGCGCAACCGGGCTATCCGCGACGCGATTCAAGCGCGCAACATTGTGATGACGCTGCTTGCCGCCTCGCGCGAGCGCAACATCAAGAACGCGCGCATCCAGGCGAAGGTAAATTCGGAGAAGCCTCACCGCACGGACGCGCTGGAGAACGAAGGGCTCGGCTGGAAAGCAAATTTCAGCACCAAGGTGCTCGCGATGCTCGTCGAAAAAGTCGCGCCGCGCTTCGTCCAGGCGGTCGAGGGAGTGAAATACATCACGAATTCCGCGTTGCCCGAAGATATCGAAGGCGCCGCGGCGAAAACCGAAGCGTTCCGTCGCGAAATCACGTCCCTTGCGCGCAACCGCGCCGGTTGGCGAGATTTTCTCGGTGATTTGGCGCAGGAGAACGCACTTTTTGGCTTCGCGGCGGTCGCGTGGCTCGACGAATTCAGCTGGTTCCCAAAATTTTTCCGTCAAGACTTCATGTGTGCCCCGACGGGCACGAAACCCATCCCCGGAAAAGCGCAGGTGGTCGGCCTCAAGGAAGTTTTTCTGCTCCACGAGCTGTTCGACCTCATCAGCGACAAGGAATCCGCGAAAACCCGCGGCTGGAATCTCGAAAATACGGTCAACACCATCAACGCCTCGATGCCGCAGGACCGACGCTCGCAGTATTCCGCGTGGGAACGTGTCTACGAGGACCTAATTCGCGAATCGAACCTCGGGCTGAGCCACGAATCCGGCGCGCGCGTCGTTGTCGTCTGGCATTTGCTCGCGACCGAGATTGACGGCAAGGTGTCGCACTACATTTTCGAGGAAAAGACCTTCACGGAGCTGTTCACGAGCGAAGACCAATACGAAAGTATGGCCGACGCCGTTGCGTTCTTCACTTTCCAGCAGGGCAACGGAACTTTGCACGGCTCGAAGGGAATCGGACGCGAACTTTACTCCATCGCCGGCATTATCGACCGCTCTCGCAACGAAGTGGTGGACCGGCTGAACCTCTCGGGCAAAATTATCATCCAGGCGGACGAAAAAGTGCTCAAGCGCTTCCGAATGTCCGTCGTTGGCAACGCAATCCTCATCGCACAGGGCTATAGCGTGCTCGAGCGCAAGCTTGACGCCGCGGTGGAGCCCTTCGTGCAGCTCGACCAGTTCCTGACGAACCTTTTGGACCAAATGGCCGGAGCCACGACTCCGAAAGCGCTCGAGGGCGAGCGGGTCACCAAAGCCGCCGTCGATTTTCTCGCCTCGCGCGAGGAGGAGACGAAAGACAACATCATTTCGCGGTTCCTCACACAATTTTCCTCCGCGGTCACCGCCATGCAGAAACGCATGTGCGACCCGAACACTTCCGAGGACGACGCGAAGGCGATGCAGGAGCGTCTCCTGAAAATTATGTCGCGGGAGGAGCTGGACCAGCTCGCAAAAACGCCCTCGGCTGAAACGGTGCAGGATTACACCGAGATGGAGCGCCAGCAGATTGTCATCATCGCTCAGGAGGCTCGCGGCAACCCACTTTACAACGCCAAGGAAATCGAACGTCGAAAACTCTCCGCGCTCATCAGCGAGGAATTCGCCGACGCGGTTCTTTTGCCCGACCCGGACCCGAACGAAGGCGCGGAGCAGTCCCGCCAGCAAATGCTGGAGCTTGCGTCCATCATCATCCCGCAAGGTGCGGACGTCCCCGTCTCCGCGCGTGACAATCACATCATCCACTTGGATGTTTTGATGCCGGCGCTGGAATCCACCGCGCAGCACTTGGTGGAAGACCCGCACGCTATCGCGACGCTTCAGGCGGTCCTCAAACATGCGAAGATGCACGAGCAAGCCGGCCTGCAGGTCGGCGTGTCCAAAGACGAGATGGCGCCTTACTCCGACATCATCGCCAAGCTCACCGCGCAAATGCCGAAGCTCGCCGAACTGGCCGAGCAGCACGCCGCGGCCACACAACGTCATGCCGAACTCCAAGCGGGCGCACCTCCGGGTCCGCTCGACGAGCAAGGCAACCCTATCCCCGGGGCGGAACCAGCCCTGGCACCCGAAGCGCCGCCCGAACAACTACCGCCCGAAGCCGCCCCCGCACCCATCGCCTAAAAAAGGTCCCTACAGACCATGAACACAAACGAACCCGTTGTTTGGGATTCCCTAAACGCGAAGCTACTCAAAGACTTCATCGCCACGCCCACCGGCGCGTCGGCACTCGCCGCCACGCTTTACCAGCTGCCGCCGTTCAACGACGCGACGCCGCACACGCTGATGGTGTCCACGCTTTTGCGCGAGGGCTATCAGCGCGCCGTCCAGGCGTTGCTCGACCTCCAAACTTTTCAGCCTCCGCAACCGGAACCCGAGGAACGCTATCAGGACCTCGACAAAAACGAGCTGTGGCCGGCGGAACTACAATTACCTCCCGACGAGGACAAACCTACAACCTAACCTATGCCCAATCCGAACCCCAACGCTCCTGGCGCAGACCAGAGCGCAAACATGCCATCCATTTCCGCGGAGACGTCCAGCGCGCTTGACGACTTGCTGAAACAACAGCAGGACGAAAACGAGCCGGCGCCACCGAAGGGACCCGAGCGCGGCGTGGACGGAAAATTTTTGCCTGCGTCTGGTGCGACGGGCGCTCCTGCCGCCCCGGCTACGACCGACGAGCCTGTGGTTTCTGGCGCGACCGGCGCGACCGGTGCCCCGGCGGCGCCCGACCCCTTCGACGCCCCCGCTCCGGCGAAACTTTCGCCCAAAGCGTCCGAGGCGTTCGAGAACGTCAAGCGGCTCGCCAAGGAAAAGTTGGCCGCGCTGCAGACCGAGCGCGACGAGCTGGACAAAAAATACAAGGAGCTGTCGGAGAAATCCGGACGGCTCGACCCGAAGGTCGAGGAGGAGTTGAAAGAGCTCCGCGAGTTTCGGCGCAAGCTGGACGTGGAAGCCGACCCGGAGTTTCAGAAGTATGACGTGGAATCCACCGCGCAGGCCGATTCCATCTACGGAAAACTTTTGGGCGTGGGCGTGGCCCAGGCGACCGTCGACAAAATCAAGGCGATGGGCGGCATCTTCAAGGTGCAGTGGGACCCCATCCTGGAAAAAATTCCGTCCCAGGCCCGGCGCTTCATCGAGGTCAAGCTCACGCAGCTCGAGGACCTGAAGGAAAAGAAAGCAGCTGCCATCACGGCGGCCAAGAAAAACTCGGAAGAGTTTTTGCAGAAGCGGGCGCAGTCCACGGAAATCTCCAAGAAAGAATTCCGCGACCACGCCTCGAAGACTTTGGACACCATGATTCCCAAGCTGGATTGGTTCGTGGAAAAGAAACCCACGGACAAATCCACCGATGCCGAGAAGGCGTCCATCGTGGAGCACAACAAGCTGCTCACCGATACCAAGGAAGCGGTGAAGGAAGCGATGGAAGACGACAGCCCGGAGATGCGGGCGTTCCTCGCGGTCGGGCTGGCGCAGCTGATGAAGCTGCGGGTGGACTACTCGTCCTCGCTCGCCTCGCACAAGTCCGAAGTGGAAAAGCTGACCGCCGAGCTGGCCGCCGCCAAGGGGCTGCTCGAGAAGGTGAAGAGGGGCTCGACCAATCGGCTGCGCGACACGACCGCCACGACCAACGCGCCGAACGCCGTGGGCCAGACCATCAACGAGAAACCCGCGGATGCGCTCGACCGCCTGCGCGCTGAAGTGGAAGCCAAGCAATGAGCCGGCAGGTCTGCATTTGTTTACCGAGTTACAAAACGATGGAGCCACGGATGGCTTTTTCGGTGATGTCCCTCATCGACCGGACCAAGACGGCGGCGATGCTGGACTTCGGCGACGCATTCATCGTTCACTCGCGCAACAAACTCGCGGATGGCTTTCTTCGCACGAAGATGGAATGGATGTTAACAATCGACGACGACATGGTCGTCCCCTTCGGCAATGCCCCACTTTTTAATTCGTTCACTAGTTTCAATTTGCCTGAGTCTTATGCCGGACTCAATGTTATTGACCGGCTTTTATCACATGGCAAAACTTTGGTTGGCGCACTATACTTCGGTCGTTGGAAGCATGGCAAAGGCGTGTATGGCGAAGGTTCGGACCCGCAGGAATTGAAATACGCGAAGTCCGGTCCGCACAACGTGTGCAAGCCGACGCGCTGGGTCGGGACCGGCTGCATGCTGATTCATCGCTCGGTCTTCGAGGACATCGAGAAGAAATTCCCGCACCTCTCGCGCGGGGCCGACGGTAAAGGCGGCCAGTGGTTCACCAGCTCCGAGCACGACCTTCGCATCGCCGCGGAAAAAGCGGTGACGCAGGACCCCGTCGTCGGGATGGCGACCATCAAGGCCGCGCTCGCGATGTCAAAACGACACTCGAGTTTGGGGATGGGCGAGGACGTTCAATTTTGTGTGCGCGCGACCCAGGCCGGGCATCAGCCGCACGTCGACATGGGATGTTGGGCCGGCCACATCGGAAGCTATTGTTATGGAGAACCCACCAAGTAAAATTCTGCTGGCATTCCTTTTCTGGGAGCGCGACAAGGCGCAGATGTGCCAGCTCGCCCGCCTCATCGCGGACCTCGAGCCGGGCATGTGCGAATCTGCCGACGTGCTTTTTTCCGCGCGCTTCGACTGCACGCACGACCTCGAAACGATTCAATATGTCTCTCGAAAATTCAAAGTCCACACGAACATTTGTCGCGGACGGCGCGGCGTGGGTTGGCCTGCCGGCTGCAACGATATCGTCTTCGGGACCCTCGACTACGTTCACGATTACGGTGCAGCCAAAAGAATCCCTCCTTACAAGGCTGTGGCGCTCCTGGAAGCGGACGGAGCTCCTCTTCGCAAAGGTTGGATAGAGGAACTCTCGCGCGCGTGGGACGAGGCGAACGCGAAGAAACCGGTGCGCGTCTTCGGTCCGCTGCTCGACACGGGGGTCAAGGACGCCGGCTTCAAGCACATCAACGGGAACTGCTTGGTGTCCGGGGACAAAGTTTTTCTGCATTGGTTCACTCGCAAGCTCGGCGGCTGCACCCCTAGGGCGGGATGGGACTGGTGTTTGGCCCCGCAGTTCAAGCGCCTGGGCTGGGCCGACTGCAAGCAAATGAAGTCGTGGTGGCGCTGCCCGGGCGTGTCCGAGGAGCAATACAACCAGCTGCTCGATGCCGGCGTGTGCTATCTCCACGGCTGCAAAAATGAGGACGTGTGGAACCTCGTCCGGAAAAAATACCTGTGAGCGATATCCCCGAGACAATGCTTCCGACCGAGTGCTTGTGTTATCCGCGCAGCGGGCACCACGCGCTCACGAACGTGCTCGCCCATTACTTCGGCAAAAATTTTCACTACTGCGAGATGTATCGCGAGAATCCCAAGCTGATGGGTCCGGGCTCTCCGACTACGTGGCAGAAGAACCACGACTTCGAGCTGTTGACCCCGATTATCCCGGAGCGCCGGTATATCGTGCAGGTCCGCAATCCGCTGGAGTCAATCGAATCCTGGCAGATGCTGGACCATCGGCTCATCGGTCACCCGAACGAGACGCAGGAGAAGCGATTGGATTTTTGGACCGCGTTCGTGAAAAAGTGGGTGTTTGGTCCCGTGCCGAATCGGCTGGTGGTCTGGTATGAGGACTTGGTCGAACGGCCCGTGCCGACGGTCACCAGCGTGATTCAATTTGTAACCCGAACCCAGAACGTGGATGCCGTGAAACTGCAAGCCGCGCTCGAAAAATTCCCGCTCGCGCGGAGGACTCAAACATGCCCGACGCTATACACCAAGGCGTGAAGACAATCGTGTCCGTTCATGGTTATAAGGGAGACGAGCACCAGATTCGCGCGCTCTTGCCGTGCTACGAGCACCACAAACTGCCCATTGTCATCCTTACGCCGACGGACAGCCGCATCCCGGAGATGGGTCCGCACATCTGCCGTTTCGGTGGGCTGCGTGAATACGTGGGGGCGAAAAGTCTGGCGCGCCAGCTGGAGCATTGGAAAATCCTGTTGGAATACGACGCGACGCACTACCTCTGCAACGATTCGGACAGCTTCTGCGTGTCCGCACAGCTCCCGCAATACATCTACGACGAGGACGTGCTGTGGAGTAACGAGGTGTCCGACATGTTCCACGTCCGCCCGGCCACCTACACGCTTCCGCGGCTCGCGTTCCAGCCCCCCTACTTTTTCTCGCGTGGAATCCTGGAACGGCTCATTGCCGCTGCACCGCTCGTCGTGTTTGAACCCCAGACCCCGTTCATCGACTGGTATTTCATGGCGGTCGCGCACGCCGGCGGGATTCCGCACAAAAACTTTCGAGACGGCATCAGCTGCGGAACCGCTGACTCTAGCATTCACCCAACTGCCAAGGACGGAGGGCTGGGGCTACGGGCCATGACCAACGCGGTTCAGAACCACGGAGCAATTTTTCTCCATGCGGTCAAGAGCGCGCAGGTCCGCCGACAGATGGAATTTGTGCGCAAGCTTTACGTCCGGAACCACCCATGAACAAGAACTCCAGAATTTACGTCGCGGGTCACCGCGGGCTCGTCGGGGATGCCGTCCTGCGGCACCTGCGCGCGAACGGCTACACCAACATTCTCACCAAGACGCACACCGAGCTGGACCTGACGGACCCGGTCGTGGTGCGCTGGTTCTTTTCCTCGCACGAGCCGGAATACGTTTTTCTGTGTGCCGCGCACGTCGGGGGCATCCTGGCGAACGACCAGAACCGCGTGGAATTCCTGACGAAGAACCTCGCCATCCAGAACAACGTCATCTTGAGCGCCGCCGCGTATGGCGTGAAAAAGCTGTTGTTCCTGGGGTCGTCCTGCATCTACCCGAAAAACGCCGAGCAGCCCATCAAGCCGAACGCGCTGCTCACCGGTGCTTTTGAACCGACGACCGAGGCATACGGCATCGCCAAGGTGGCCGGCATCCGCCTGTGCCAATACCTGCGTGACGAGCAAGGCTGTAACTTCATCGCCGCACAGCCGTGCAACCTCTACGGGCCGAACGACCGGTTTGACTCCGTTCGGTCGCACGTCGTGCCGGGGCTCATTACTCGCCTGCACCGCGCAAAATCCCTGGGGATGTCCGAGCTGGACGTCTGGGGCGACGGGTCCGCGCAGCGGGAACTGCTCTATGCCGACGACCTCGCCAGCGCGTTGCTGCTGCTCATGCACGCATACGACGGGCGCGAGGTGGTGAACGCCGGCAGCAGCGACGAATGGACCATCAAGGAAATCGCCGACGAAGTCCGCCGGGTGGTCGGTTACCGAGGCGTGCTTTTCTTCGATGACTCGAAACCGACCGGTGTTTCCCGCAAGGTTTTGGACAATTCTTTCATCAGGAGCCTGGGCTGGACCCCGCAAGTATCTTTCCCCGAAGGACTTGAGAAGACCTACACGGGATTCCTGCAGCGGACCACATTGGGCTCTTGACAATTCGTCGAAAACGCGCACTTCTTCCCTGACCTTACGGCTCATTGGTCAAGAGCAATCGGCCTAACTGTCTGGCGGCTGGCCGGCGCTGACAGGGTAACTTCGCAGCCCCATTGCGAGGAAAAAACCAGAGACATTCGTGTCTCATTTAGGAAAGGCTCACAATGAGCGCTCAGTGTAACGATGCCGACCAGATTTCGGAAATCGCACAAAAAGACGTGTCCCGTCTCGTAGGGACCGTGGCCAAAACGTTGGCCGCGAATTCAGTGTTCATCAATGTCATCGGTGGTGGAGTGTTCCCCTCCGGCGTCAGCGATGAAATCCGTTTCCCCGTCCAGATGCAGGCCGCCCCCGGCGACTCGCTCGCTCTCCCCACTTTTCAGTGCGACACTGAAGTCTGCGGAACGAACGGCATCCAGGATTTGACCGACGCCATCGACTTCACGGCCCGGTTGGAAACCAAACGTGGTCGCGGTCCTCGCGTGTGTGTCAAAAAAGGCTACAGCGCGTTCAAAAGCTCGTATCTCTCCGCGGAGGATTCCCTCCGGAAGCTCATCACCCAGTATGTCAACTCCGACATCCGTGCTCAGTTATACCTGCGCTCAGCCTCGAAATTTAATGCCGTCGCCGGCTACGATTTTGACTCGCTGTTCACTGGTGGAACCGAAACGGACCTCGGTGTTCAGTTCGCTCCGCTGTTGCCCACCGGCCCGCTGAGCTTCAAGGCGCTTCATTACGTCGTGCGTTTCGTCAAGGAGGCGTTGTTCGCTTCCATGTTCGACAGCGAAGGCAAAGGGATGCCCCACGCTCGCTTCATCGGCAGCTCCGACATCATCGAGAGTTTCCGCAATGAAATCGGCGTCAAGGAAATCCTCATCGGCCTCACCACGGGCGGATACAAACTGGGCGAGCAATCGGTCAGCGCGTATCAGTTCGAGGAAGCCCCCGCGTATCGCGGTCTGGCTTTCGGTGTGGACCAACGTCCGCTTCGCGCCACTGGTTTCGACGGCGACGGCAACCTGATTCTGGTTGACCCCGTCGTGAACGTCGCGAACGTCTCGAAGAACACGGCTTTCGCCAAAATCAACCCCGCGTGGTTGGCTGCGGATTACGAAGTCGGGTTCCTCATGTTCGACAATACCTTCAACCGGCTGGTGCCCGAGAAGTATGTCGGCGAAGGCACGTTCAAGCACGCTCCGCAGCTTCACATGGGTGAGCTCGAGTGGCATTACATCGTGGACAACGACTGTAACCAGTTCGGCGACTTCGGTTGGCACAAGTATCAGATTACTCGCGCCTACCAGCCGATTCGGCCGCAGCACGTCATCCCCATCCTCTACCGTCGTTGCACGGCTGACCTCGGTCTGCCCGACTGCGCGGTTCCGGACAGCTCCAGTTTTTCTGGAAGCGACTCGTTTGCCTCGCTCGGTGTCTGCGACACCTAAGCTTGGTCTGTAGGCTGGTGCAGCGGGGGAAACTCCGCTGCACCAGAGCAGAACTAAACAATCAACCCATCCATCTCACATGACATACGTTGAAGCTCAAACCGCCCTCACCGCACTGGCCCACGACCTGAATCTTTCAGGTGTCGAAGGCCGGTCCGTGTCGGCTCTGTTGCAATCCATCGTCGTTGACGGGGCCGTTATTACGGACCACAGCGTCGGCTCCGACTGGGATAACCAGTTGGTGACTGCTCTCGGCATCGACACGCCCATCACCTGATTCAAATTCGGGGGCGGTGCGACCTGCGTGCCGCCCCCGAACTCTTTTTACCGTGCTCGACAATCTCAAAGTTTACGGGGCGTCTGCTGTCGGATTCGGTTCTCCCATCGCAAACGTTTTCATTGACACCTCGACGTCCGTGCTGGGCGTGCTGGTGTTGGTCGGTCAAGTCGCCGTCGCCGTCGTGACCACGCTCTATATTTTTCGCAAGGCCCAAGCTTTGCGCAGCGACAAAAAGAACAAGAAAGATTCCTGACTCATGTCCAACGCATACAACGACCCCGTCCAGCGGCTCGGTGAAAAACTCGCCAGTTCTCTCGGCATCGTAGCCAACCCCTACGACGCAGAAATCGACCTGTGGGTTCGCGCGGCTTTTGCCGTCGGAGCCAGCGTGAGCACGTCCACCCCGCTCGACGAAGCCCGCGTTCGGGTGTTGCAGAATTGCAACATCACCCCGCTGATTTAATGTATCCCGACCCGTCGCCAAAATGGGGAGATTCTGAGAACACGCTGCTAGGGAAGTGGCTGGAAATTCTCGGAGGGGAAGCCAAGCCGGGGGACTCGGACCACCAGCTGCTTTACCGCATCGCCCTGCTGCTCTCAACTTTTTGACCTATGGATACGACCCCCCGAATTAACGATACGGACAACACGCTACTGAAGAAGATTTGTCTTCTGCTCGACGGCGCGATTCCGTCCGGCGTGATTTCTTTCAACGCGCGGACCGGCGCCATCACGCTTTTAAGCGCGGACGTCACCGGCGCCCTCGGGTATACGCCTGTGAACAAGGCAGGCGACACGATGACCGGCACGCTGGTCCTGCCCACGGGCATCCGACTCAAGCTTGGCGGCACCACGGCATCTTTTCCTGCGCTCAAGGACGCCAGCGGCGTTCTCCAGGTGCGAAAAGCGGACGACTCGAACTGGGCATCGCTCTCCGCGGGCTTGGTTACCGCATCGACCGGCGGGCTCACGGTCGTGACCGACGATTCCGCATCAGTTTTTGCCTACCCGGTTCTGTATAAGAAACGCGGAACGACCGGCGACGCGACTGCCGCGGTTACCACGGGCAGTGAGCTCGGGCATATCTCCTGGCAAGCCTGGAACGGCACGGCCTACGTGACCGGCGCGCAGATTGTGGCCAAGACCACGCAGAACCAGTCGGTCGGCAACGCGGGCTCTCAGCTCGACTTTCGCACCTGCGGTGTCGGTGCGGCGGCGACGGGCATCGCGGCTTTTATCACGTCGGCGAAAAATTTTGTCCTCAGCAACGTCACCACGACCGAACCCGCATCCCTTGCCAGCGGCGTGGTCTTCAAAGACGGCACGGCGGCCTCGGCAGACCCGACGACCGGTTCGGCTATCTGGTCCGTTGCCGGCGCGTTGCAATATCGCACCAGCGGGGCCAGTGACGGCTCTGGGGTAACGAACCATTTACACAACCGTTCGGCACAGCAGGCCGGTGTGGGCACGGACTACACCTTGACGAACACGCTCGCGCAGGTCGCCTTCGGGACGACCAACGCGGCGGTGACGTTGCCGACGGCGGGGACTTACCTCATACTGGCGAACGTCAGCGTGATTGACGGCGCCAACTCGGGCGACGTTTATAGCGCGAAGCTGCGGAACACGACCGATAGCACGGACGTGGGCGTGGCGAAGAAAAATTCTGGCAGCCCGGCTACGGGCCGGTTGCTACTTTTTCTGGCCGAGCTGGTCACCACCACGGCGGCCAACAAAGTCGTTAGCATTTTTGCCGCGAACGAAACGGCGGCGCGCGGTTCCGTCGAGTCGACGTCGACCGATATCCGATACGTCCGACTGGCATGAAAAATCTCCTGGCCATCCTCTCACTCCTCCTGCTGGTCGGCTGCACGCTCCCGCTTAAACCGGGCGCGTCAACCCTCGTTATGCCGGACGGACAGGTGGTCAAGGTCGTTCAATCGCAGAACCCGAAGAACGACACGGTGCAGGATTACAAACGAGTGACCGACCCGAACGGTGCCACGACCGAGGAGGTTCATACCAAAATCGGCGCAGCCCAGAAGGACGTGGCTCGCGAAGTCGCGGCCAAGCTCGGCTCGCTTCGCCCCGTGATGTGGGTGGGTATACTCGTTTTCCTTTTCGGCGCGGCCAGTGCGGTGTGGCCTCCGCTCAAGGTTCTCGTCGGCGGCAGTGTTACGACCAGCGCGGTTATCGCCGCGGCGGGGCTCGCCATGATTGTGTTGCCGGTCGTTGTCGTCGGGCACGAAGTTCTGATTCTCGCAGTCGCCGCGGGAGCGGGTGCGCTGTGGTTCTTCGCGCATCGCCACGGACATTTGCGTGGACAGGTCAATGAACTTCTTAAGGAAAAGTAAGCTATGTCTTGTGGTTCTTGCGGAAATAATAATTGCGGCGGTTGCAATGAGTGCAACAGCTTTGTCACGGGCTGTGGGGCGTCGGGCACGCCGTGCGGCTCGTGCCCGCCGAATAGCGCCGATTGCGAAACGCTTCCGAGTGCGCTCCAAAACTTTGTCGATGCCTTCTTCGGTGCTGTCACCAAAACGGAAATCGACGGGCAAGTAACGTGGATTCTCCCATGTAACCTGGACATCGGGTTGCCGGGTAACCCGCGCGCGGACGGCGAAGGGCTCGCCTGCTATTTTCTTCGGTTGTTCCGGGACGGAATTAACGGGCTCGAGGGTCCCACTGGCCCGACGGGCGCTGCCGGCGAAAACGGCGCGAACGCCTGGACGATTATCCTCACGGCATTTGTTCAGCCGGCTGCGGGCGGCACGGTAAATTTCAACATCGTCGCTTCGCCGACCATCACGGTGGGCCAGACGTTTTTCGTCCCCGGCTCCGGGTATTACATCGTCACGAGCCGCATCTCGAATTCGGTTTTTGCTCAGCTCATCGAAGCTGTGCCGTCGCCCAACGCGGTGACGGTCCCCGGCACCATCGCTCTCCCCTGTGGTCCGCGCGGGCTCACGATTACCGGCCCGACCGGTGCTCCCGGTTTGGCGGGTCCGACGGGTGCCCAAGGTCCCACGGGTCCAACTGGCGCAACGGGCGCAACGGGTCCGACTGGACCGACGGGCGCGGTCACGACGAACGCGAACGGTCAGGTGACCGTCACGGGTGCGACGGACTTTACGGTCACGAACGCGGACCAAAAAATCTCGTTCGGTATCTCGGACCCCGAGGTGACGCTCCCCTCAATCGGGACGTATCTTGTGATGGCTCGATTCCGCTGCTATCAGCAAATCGGCAGCGGCGACAATCTTGGTTGGGATTTTTACATGAACAACCAGACGACCGCTACCCCCGTCCCGGGAGGCGAGCATCCGGACGTGCTGATTCTAAACACGGGCGCGCCGACGCATTCTCAGTATTACCACATTTATTCCTTGGTCACGACGACGACCATCAACAACATCATCGACGTGCACGTGCAGTCGGAGAGCGGTTCCGCGCCGCAGACGATTTATCAGGACGGCTCGACCATCCTGTTCATCCAACTGTCCTAATGAAAGACTGCACACATCCACTTCATCGCGATGACGAGGGAGATTTGTCCCGTCCGTGTTTTCCACGTGGCTCGACGAAAATCCTGCCCGGGCGCACGCTGCCCCCGCGCATCATCGTGAACCAGACGGACGACGTGCTCCAGGACGAGGCCGGTTTTCCGATTCTGGATGAAGTGACCGGTCAGACCATCATCGACGATTTGCGACGACAATGAAAGTTTCAACCTACGTAGCCGGAGAAGAGGCGAATCCCGAAGGGTGGCTGTTCATCGCCGAACGCCAGCCGGACGGTTCTTACGAGACAAAGAAAATCGCCCCCGACAAACTCGGTGAAACGGGTCCTGCGGGTCCGCAAGGACTGCCGGGCTCCCCCGGCGCGACGGGTGCGACCGGTGCGCCAGGACCAACCGGCGCAACCGGAGCCGCCGGCGCAACCGGCCCCCAGGGCGCGGACAGCTCCGACGAATGGGTGCATCCCGACGGGCTGTCGGTTGACCTTTTTGAGGAGTATCCGGCGGGCGCGATTGTCGCTCCGAATGGCGGATTCGGCTGGGACACCGCCGGCGTCGTCTCGGGCGGAACCATCGTCCAGCGCAACGTCGCGAATGGCCGCACAGAAAAGCGACTCAGCTTGACCGCCGGTGAATTCGCTCGCAAGCTCTACGTTGGCGGTGACTGGCATCGCCTGCGAATTGCGGTCCTGCTGCGCGTTAACGGCGCGTCCACTTTTACCGGGAATGGCTTTATCGGGCTATGTAGCGGGACGGCCAATCCCTTCGGCGGGACGACGGACAACGCCGTCGGTATTTATTTTGACCCGGTGAATGTGAATTCCTGGGCGTTCACGAACGGGACGACGGCGGATTTCTTCGCGCAAAGCGTGGGCACGCGGTTCGTCACCAAGCGCGGCGCGAGTGTCACCGACCAAGGCGGTGGAGCGGGCTCGGACGGGCGTCGGTTCGCCTCGGACGAAGACCACCGCTCACTTTTCCTGCTCGAGTATCGTCGTCCGGTTTTTGCGACCGCGGCCACGTCGGTGAGTTACGAAGTTTCGATGCGCTCGACTAACGCGGCCCAAGCCGAATTCTCGCTCAGCAAGCGCGCTCTGTTCGACGCAATTTTAGACAGCGCAAACAACAGCACCATCTGTCAGAGTGATACGATGGTAACGCTGACCGGCTCGGGTTCGACCACGGTCGCCAACACTTTCAGTTTCGACGAGAGCACGGGCGCCTTCGACACGCTCAACCTCCGCTGGGACGGCGCGCACCCGCTGGAAATCTGCGGGCTGGCGGTTCACAAGATTTACTAAAAATGAACGTCTCCCTCGAAGAAATTTTTGAGCAGTCGCCGGTCACGGTTAACGGTGACGGGCATCTGTTGATTGGCCAGCTCAACGATGGCGGCGTGATTCAGCTGAAGCGAATTCATGTTACCACGTTGAATCAAGCGGTCGGCCCCACGGGTCCCACGGGTCCCACGGGCGCGAACGGAACGAACGGCACGAACGGCGTGACGGGTCCGACCGGACCCACGGGTCCCACGGGTCCCACCGGCCCGGTTGGTCCGACGGGTTCCAACGGTCCCACGGGTCCGACTGGGCCAGCAGGCAGCACGGGTGCAACCGGACCTACTGGTCCGACGGGCGCGAGCGGCGCAACCGGCCCAACGGGAGCTGCCGGCGCAACGGGTCCTACGGGTCCCACGGGAGCCGCCGGCGCAACTGGCGCAACGGGTCCGACGGGTCCCACAGGCCCGACGGGAGCAAACGGCACGAGCGGAGCGGATGGCGCTTCGTTCACGGTCGATTCATTCGCGCTGGATAATTTTGATGGATACGCGACTGGCTCCATCTCTACTTTTTCCAGTGGCTCGGGATGGAGTGGCTCGGGTGCCGCATCGGGCGCGACTATCGTCGAAGTTACGATGTCGGACGGTCGTATTGATAGGCGCATGTCGCTTGTCGGCCCGGGGGAATTCAAGCGAAAAATGATTTGGGGCGAAAAATGGAAACGCCTTCGCATCGGTCTGTTGCTACGCATCAACGGCGGGTCGACCATCACGGGCGATTTCGCTTTCGGCGTGTGCTCGGGCATCACTAACGGGGTAGGAAGTGCGGCGTGCACTAACTTCATCGGAGCGACGACCCGCGTGGGCAACACGAATCAGTATACTTTTGCTGCCGGCAGTGACGTCGGGGTTTTCACCGCGACCTTTGCCGGCGGCTCGTCCAAGCGTGTGAATACCTTCACGGACTACGGCGGGGTGTCCTCGATGAAAGGTTATCCGGCGACGGGGTCTTCGGCGCTTTGCATCAACATGCTGGACATCAAACGGGGCCGACTCGCTGCGAGTGCGACCTACAGCATGTTCGTCCAAGGCCCGACCGGGTCTGGCACCGCCGCGGGCAGCGCGGAGCAGTTCCTGGACTGGGGCACGCTGCTTCAGGCAGTTTCTGAGGTGGACACCACGAGCCCCTCCGGGTGGTGGTATGACGGGGCGGCATCCACGAACTCGGGGACCTTCGACGAATCCGCGGGGGCGCTGGATTCCATCAATGTCTGGTGGAGCCACGCCTCTACCGCCATCGAAATAGCGGGCATCGCGGTGATGAAAGCCTTTTGACCGTTGACAAAACTCATTAAAACGACACTTCTTACACGATGAAAGCGCCAATCGACCTGGGCTACAAGATGGACATGGGGCCGAGCTCCCCGTCCTCGATGCCCGACAAAATGTATCCGAACCTCCACCTCGAGTGGCCGTCGGACTACGACCTGCCCGAATCCGGCACCATGACCGTGAAGTTCGTCAAGACCGGCGAGAACAAGTCCAAGGGTCCGAATGGCAAGCCGCGGTTTACCGTCGACCTGGAAATCAAGTCCATTGAATCCGTGAAGAAGGGAAAAGTCGAAGCCGAGGAAAAAGAGGAAACCGGCGCCGAGGCGTTGGACCGCCACGCGGCTGAGATGGAAGAGGAATCTTACTAATGTTCCAGGCCAAGGACATTTTCGACGACGCCAAAGACATCTTCGGCATCTGTCGCGAGGAAAAACTTTTTCGCTGGATGACCGACGCGATTCGGATGTTGGCGAACAAGGGCGACATCGACCCGCTTGTGGGCGCGCTGGATATCTGCGTGCAGAATAAATGCGTCACGCTCCCGCGCGAAGTGGAAACCGTCCTCGGGGTGAACCTCGCGGGCCGCCCGGCTCTCGGGCACAATGAACTTTTTTCGTTCCACTTGAACGGTCCCGGCGATTGCAAAAATCGCTGCGACTACTCGTGGTTCGATGAGCTGCCGGCGGTGACCTACAAGGACATCATCTGCCCGGGCCGACTCGTGGCGTTCGTGGACAAGCCCGAAGACTCCGGCGTGGAGCTGCGCGTATTCGGATTCGACAACCAGAACAAGCCGCTGCAAACTTTGGAGGACGGCGTCTGGACGGACGGGCTTCTGGTCCCCACAATTTTTGGCTACGCGGTCCCCGCGTCGACGGACCCGCTGGTGAGCCGCATCAC